CGCTTTGAGGAACAGATGGCGAACCGAAAACGTGGCGAAATCGACGCGACGTTCGACGACAAGCCATACCGGCTGTGTCTGACGCTCGGCGCGCTTGCCGAACTTGAAAGCGGGTTTGACGCGAGCGATCTCGTCGCACTTGCAAGCCGCTTCGAAGAGAGACGGCTCTCGGCGCGCGATATTCTGCGCATCATCGGCTGCGGGCTGCGCGGCGCCGGGCACGACGTCGGCGACGACGAGGTCGCCAGAATGAAAGTTTCGGATGGTCTTGCGGGCTATGTGCGCATCGCGGCCGACCTCCTCGCCGCGACCTTCGGCGAAGCGCCGGAGCACGATGCGCCCGCAAACCCTCCGACGCCGCAGGACGCCTGACGCGGGTGGAAGAAACGGCGCGCGAACCCTCTCATCGCGCGCCCTTTCCCTTCGCCGGCGCCATGGCCTTCGGGCTGGGCGTCCTGCGGCTTTCATCGCGCGATTTCTGGTCTCTGACGCCGCGCGAACTCCTTTGCGCGGCTGAGGGCGTTTACGGCAAGGCGCCGGGCGCGCCCTCGCGCGCCGCGCTCGATGAATTGATGCGCCAATTTCCCGATTGCGCAGGATCGACATGACGACGAATTTCGACCCCTTTCCGGATCCGTTCAATGAACCCGGCGCCAATGCGCCAATCGGCGCGCCTGATCTCAGGACGACAAAGCTGCTGCTCGACCAGATCAACGTCTCGGCAGGAAATGTCGCCAAGACGCTGCAGCTGGGCTTCGGCGCCGCGGCGGCGAGCGGCCGAGGCTTCAACGACGTGCTCTCGACCATCGCGCAGTCGCTGACGCGCATCGCGCTACGCGAGGGAACCAAGACGCTCGCCGAGGGATTGGTCGGGGGGTTGAGCAGGATGCTGTCCAGCGCATTCGGCGGCGCCGGCGCCGTCGCGCCTTTCGCGCAGGGCGGCGTCGTGGCAAGCCCGACCTATTTCGCTGCGAGCGGCGCGATGGGGCTGATGGGAGAACGCGGCGCTGAGGCGATCATGCCGCTCGCCCGCGGCCCGGACGGCAGGCTCGGCGTCGTCGCGCAAAGCGTCGGCGCGCGTCCGGTTTCGGTCACCGTCAACATCGCCGCGCAGGACGTCGAAAGTTTTCGTCGCTCCGAAGCGCAGATCACTGGCGCGCTGGCGCGCGCCGTGGCGCGCGGCCAGCGCAATCTCTAAAAGGGCGCAGTCGGCATGAGCGATTTTCACGAGATTCGCTTTCCGCTCGACGTCTCTTTGGGCGGACGCGGCGGACCGGAGCGGCGCACCGAGATCGTGACGCTCGGCTCCAATCGCGAAGCCCGCAACGCCCGTTGGGCCCATTCGCGGCGCCGCTATGAGGCCGGCTACGGCGTGAAAAGCCTCGCGCAGCTTGCGCAGATCATCGAATTCTTCGAGGAGCGTCGCGGCAGACTCTATGGCTTTCGCTGGCGCGATCGCGCCGACTGCTGCTCCTGCGCGCCAGGCGCCGCGCCGAGCCCGACGGATCAAGAGATCGGCACGGGAGACGGCGCGCGCGACGCCTTTCAGCTTGTGAAAACCTATGGCGGCGCCTTTTCGCCTTACGCTCGGGACATCGTCAAGCCGGTCGCCGGAACGCCGCGCGTCGCGGTCGACGGCGTCGAGAAATCGGCGCCGGAAGTGAGCGTCGACGCGACGACGGGAGTGGTGACTTTTGCGCCGGGCGCCATTCCTTCGACCGGCGCCGTCGTCACCGCCGGCTTTTTCTTCGACGTGCCGGCGCGCTTCGACACGGACTTTCTGGAAATCGACATGCAGGCTTTCGAAGCCGGCGTGATTCCCAATATTCCGATCATTGAAATCGTGCCGTAGCCGCCATTGCGTTATGGCGAGCGAAACGAAGCAATCCAGAACCGGATTTTGGATTGCTTTTTCGCTTTGCTCTTCACAATGACACGAGAAAGACCGCGGGAAAATTGCATGCTGTCGCTCTCTCCTTCGATGCAGGCGAAACTCGATCGGCGCGCCACGACCTTCTGCCAGTGTTGGCGCGTTTCGCGCATCGACTCGACGGTGATGGGCTTTACCGACCATGACCGCGATCTGACCTTCAATGACGTAACTTTCCGCGCCAACGTCGGGCTCTCCGCGACGCAGATCGAATCGGGCGTCGGCTTTGCGCCGGGAACGGGCGAAGCCGCCGGCGCGCTGAGCGACGACAGTCTCACCGAGACCGATCTGCTCAACGGCATCTATGACGGAGCCTCGGTCGAAACATGGCTCGTCGATTGGACTGACGTCGCCGATCGCGTTCTGCTGGACGTTGCGACGATCGGCGAAGTTCGTCGCGGCGAAAAGGCTTTCTCGGCGGAGCTTCGCTCGAGCGCCCATCTCTTCGATCAGCAGCAGGGCCGCGCCTTTCAACGCAATTGTTCGGCCGATCTCGGCGATGCGCGCTGCGGCTTCAATGTCATGTCGCCCGGCTTTCACGCGACGGGCGTCGTCGCCGTCTTCGCCGGCGGCGTGATTGACATCGACGCTTCGCAAAATTTCGACAGCGGCTTTTTCGCGGGCGGCGCGCTGACCTTCACCAGCGGCGCGAACCAAAACGCGCGCTTCACGATCAAGTCGCATCGTCAGGAAGGCTTAATTGCGAGCGTCGCGCTGTGGACGGCGCCTGGAGACGCGATCGTCGCAGGCGACGCCGTTCTGATGACGGCCGGTTGCGACAAATCTCCGACGACGTGCCGCCTGAAGTTCGACAATATCGTCAACTTTCGCGGCTTTCCGCACATGCCCGGCAATGATCGCATCATCGCCTATCCGAGTTCGCTCGCGCCGACAATGGACGGCGGGAGCTTCTTTCGATGACTCGCGCGGATATCGTCGTGGCGGCGCGCCGTTGGATCGGCACGCCTTATGCGCATCAGGCGTCGCTTCTCCATGTCGGCTGCGACTGTCTCGGACTCGTGCGCGGCGTCTGGCGCGACCTCATCGGACAAGAGCCGGAGGCGACGCCGGCCTACACGCCGGATTGGGCCGAAGCCTCTGGCGCCGAAACTCTGTTCGACGCCGCCAAGCGGCATTTCGCGTCGATCCCCTTATGCGATTTTCGTGAAGGCGACGTTCTCCTGTTTCGCTTTCGCGATCATCTCCCGGCGAAACATCTCGGCGTCGCGACCTCGGCGTCGCATATGGTTCATGCGCACGCAGGGGCTCGCGTCACGGAGGTCGCGATCGGCGCGCATTGGCGAAAGAAACTTGCCGCCGCCTTCGCCTTCCCCGGCGTCGCGGATTGATCGCATCGCGATTGTCATTCCCGGCAGGCCGAACGCCTGACCGGGAATTTCGAGCCGCCCACGCGAGCCTCTACAGTTCGATCCGGATTTCCGATCGCGCGCAACGCGCGCGTCGGGGAATAACATCCTACGATTCCATAAGAGACCTTCATGGCCACTCTTGTTCTGCAGACGATCGGCTCTGTCGCCGGCGGCGCGATCGGCGGACCTGTCGGCTCTTCGATCGGTCGGCTTATCGGCGGAGTCGGCGGATCATTCATCGACTCGGCGCTGCAACCGCACGCGTCGCCGCGCTATGCGATCGGTCCGCGTCTCAAATCCATGGATGGGATCACCTCTATGGAAGGCGCCGGGGCGCCGCGCGTCTACGGCCGGGCGCGCATCGGCGGTCAGATGATCTGGGCGACGCGCTTTCTCGAACGAGTCAACGCCTCTTTCAGCCAAACCCAGCAGCAAGGCAAAGGCGGCGGCGGAGCTGGCGGCAAGTCCATTCAATTCACTTATTCCTACTCGGCGAATTTCGCGATCGGCCTGTGCGAAGGGCCCATCGCCTTCGTGCGCCGGATTTGGGCGGACGGGTCCGAGCTCGACATGATGACGCTGCCGATCCGCATCTATGTCGGGAGTGAAGATCAAGCGCCGGATCCGCTGATCGTCGCTAAGGAGGGCGCTGAGAACGCGCCGGCCTATCGCGGCCTCGCCTATATCGTGTTTGACGATCTGCCGCTCGCGCCCTTCGGCAATCGCATTCCCCAATTCACCTTCGAGGTGGTGAAGCCGGTCGAAGGCCTCGGCGCGTTGATCCGCGCCGTCGACCTCATTCCCGGCGCGACCGAAGCCGGCTACCACCCGGCTCTCAAGCTCAACTTCTATTCGCCCGGCGTCACCGCTGCGGAGAATCGTCACCAGCTGACGGCGGCGACCGACTGGACCGCCTCGCTCGACGCCTTGCAGGCGCTCTGCCCAAATCTCGAAAGCGTCGCGCTGGTCGTCGCCTGGTTCGGCGACGATCTTCGCGCCGAACATTGCACGATCGCGCCGCGCGTCGACGCCGCGTTCAAGACCATCGGTCAATTCAACTTCATCGTTGGCGGTTTCTGGCCGCCGGATTGGTCGGTCGCGGGGCTGACGCGTTCGACCGCGCGGCTCGTATCGCAGATCGACGGACGCTCGGCCTATGGCGGCACGCCAAGCGACGCATCGGTCCTTGCGGCCATCGCCGACCTCAAGGCGCGCGGTCTTGCGGTGACATTCTATCCCTTCGTGATGATGGATGTGCCGCCGGGCAATGCGTTGCCCGATCCTTACGCAGGAGCGATCGGACAGCCGGCGTTTCCCTGGCGCGGACGCATCACCTGCGATCCGGCGCCGGGCCAGCCCGGTTCGCCCGACGCGAGCGCGGCGGCGGCGACGCAGCTCAACGCATTCTTTGCGCGCTATCGCGATTTCATTCTGCATTACGCCGATCTTTGCGTCGCGGCGGGCGGAGTCGAGGCTTTCCTCATCGGCTCCGAGCTGATCGGCTTGACGCGGGTACGCTCGGCGCCCGGCGACTATCCCGCCGTCGCCGCGCTGACGGCGCTGGCCGCGGACGTGAAAACGATCCTCGGCGCGCAAACCAAAATCTCCTATGCCGCAGACTGGACCGAATATGGCGCGCATGTTCCCGCGAGCGGCGAAGTGCGCTTTCCGCTTGATCCGCTGTGGGCGTCGAGCGCCGTGGATTTCGTCGGCGTCGACGTCTATTGGGCGCTCTCCGACTGGCGCGACGGCGACGCGCATCTCGACGCGCAGGAAGCCGCGAGCATTTACGACCTCGCCTATCTCACGTCGCGCGTCGCCACGGGCGAAGCCTATGACTGGCATTACGCCGACGCGAACGCGCGGGCGACGCAGAATCGCACCCCGATCAGCGACGGACTCGGCAAGCCGTGGATTTTCCGCCAGAAGGACATTCTGTCGTGGTGGTCGCAGCCGCATTATGAACGCGTCGGCGGCGCCGAGCTTGTCACGCCGACGGCATGGACGCCGCAATCAAAGCCGATCTGGATCGTCGAGACCGGATGTCCGGCCGTCGACCGCGGCGCCAATGCCCCGAACGTCTTTCCGGACCCGCGCTCGAGCGAAGGCGGATTGCCCTATTTCTCGCGCAACGGCCGCGACGATCTTATGCAGGCGCGATTCGTCGAAGCGATGATCGCGCATTTCGATCCGTCCTCTTCCGGCGGCGCGGCGCGCAATCCGACGTCGAGCGTCTACGCCGGACCGATGGTCGATCCTTCGCGGCTGCATATCTGGTGCTGGGACGCCCGCCCCTTCCCAGCCTTTCCGACGCAAACCGACGCCTGGAGCGACGCCGCCAATTGGGAGACCGGCCATTGGCTGAACGGGCGCCTCGAAGGCGCGTCGCTCGATCGCCTGTTGCCGGCGCTCGCCGACGCCGTTTCCGCGCCTGAAGGCGTTGCGCCGCGTCCGAACGTCGGCGGCTTCGTCGACGGCTATGTTCTGGAGCGGCCGATGTCGCCGCGCGAGGCGATCGATCCGCTTTCCGCGCTCTTCGGCTTCGACGCCGTGGCGGACGCCGGCGCATTGCGCTTCGTCGAGCGGCGCGGACAGAGGGCGCACGACATTGGCGAAGACGATATCGTCGTGGGGAAAACCTCATCGCTCGTCACGCTGACGCGGGCGCAGGAAAGCGAGCTGCCACAGGAGATCGCCCTCTCCTATTGCGATTCCGAGAGTGATTTCCAGATGGCGCGAGTCCTCTCGCGCAGACTGGAAGGCCGCTCAGCCCGCCAAAGCGAGGCTCAGGCGGCAGTGATGACGCATCGCGCCAATGCGCAGGCGCTCGCGGACATGTGGCTGCAAGATTTGTGGGTTGGACGCGAAACCGCGGAATTCGCCTTACGGCCAAGCCTCATCGCCTTGCGGCCCGGCGATCTCGTCAGGCTCGGCGCCGCGGGCGCCGACCGGCTGTTTCAAATCCAGCGCATCGCTGACGGCGCCTCGCGGCAAGTGAGCGCGCGCGCGGCGGATGGTTCCGTTTACGACGCGGCGGCGCCGCTGCTTCGACGCGCCAACGTCGTTTCGCCGAAGATGGTCGGCCCGCCGCAGGTGGAAATTCTTGATCTGGCGCTCGCGCGCGAGGAAGAAGCGCTGTCCTATGTCGCGGCCTTCGCCGATCCGTGGCCCGGCGCGCTCGCAATCTGGAGAATGACTTTCGAGGGCGGCTACGAACAGGTCGCGATCATCGACAAGCGCGCGATTATCGGCGAAACCCTCGACGTTCTGAAACCTGGTCCTGTCGGACGTTTCGACAAGGGAAACGGCGTCACCGTGACAATCGGCGCCGGACAGCTTTCGTCTGTCGACGATCTCGCCGCGCTCGCAGGGCGCACGGCGATGGCGATCCGCGTCGACGACGACTGGGAAATTTTCGCTTTCGCACAAGCTGAACTCGTCGGCGACAAGACCTATCGCCTGTCGCGGCTCATTCGCGGTCTCGGCGGCGAAGAACATCTCGCGACGCGCGAAGCGCCGGCGGGGTCGACCGTCGTGCTGCTCAATGACGCGATCGCGCCGCTTGCGCGCAAGGTCTCCGAAATCGGCGCGCCGCTCGTCTATCGAATCGGTCCAGCGAATCGCGATTATGGGGAGCCGATCTTCGTTCAGCCGACAGTCGCCGCAACCAATAAAGTTCTGCGACCCTATGCGCCTACCAAGGCGCGCGCGAAGCGCACGCCGGGGGGCGTCGTCATCGACTTCGTGCGTCGTGGCCGCCTCGACTCCGACGCCTGGGAATCGCTCGACATCCCGCTCGGCGAGGCGAGTGAATCTTATGAGGCCGACATAGCGCTGCCAGGAAGCGCAACGCGAACGCTGACCGGCGCCGCCACATCGCTTCTCTACGCCGCCGCCGATGAACTTGCCGATTTCGGCGCGCCGCAAAGCGAACTGATGCTCTCGCTTTATCAGATGAGCGCGACCGTCGGGCGCGGCTTTCCGCTAACGACGACGCTAACCGTCCAATAGGAATAGCGATGACGCAAACGACGCATCTTGCGCTGCCCTTTCTCGAAGCGGCGCAAGCGCAAAAGCACGTCACTCACAATGAAGCTTTGGCGCTGATCGATGCGCTGACGCAGCTTTCGATCTCGAGTCGAAACGTGACGACGCCGCCAGGAACTCCGGCGGAAGGCGATCGCCTGCTCGTCGGCGTTGGCGCGACAGGCGCTTTCGCCGGCAAGAGCAATCAGATCGCGACGCATATTGGAGGCGATTGGAGTTTTCTCGCGCCGCAGGCCGGCTGGCGGGCCTATGTCGAAGCGGAACAACTACTGCTGCTCTACGACGGCGCCGCGTGGATCGACTGCGGCCTGTCCCTGCGCCAGCTACAAAATCTTTCGCAGCTCGGCGTTGGCGCGACTGCCGACGGCGCCAATCCGTTGCTCGCCAAGCTCAATGCGACGCTCTTTACCGCCAAGAGCGTCGGCGAAGGCGGCTCCGGCGACCTTCGCTTTACGCTCAATAAGGAGAGCGCGGCGAAAACAGTCTCGCAACTTTATCAGTCAAACTTTGCCGGACGCGCCGAAACCGGGCTGACCGGCGACGACAATTTTCATCTCAAAGTGTCGCCCGACGGCTCGACCTGGAAGGAGGCGCTCGTCGTCGACAGAACGACCGGCGAAGTCGCATTTCCGAATGGCGTTGGCGACGGCGCGCTGGCGGGCTTCCGCAACCTGCTCCGCAACGCGGGCTTGACGATCAACCAGCGGGCGGTTTCCGGGACCGTCATGCTCTCCGCAGGACAATACGGCCACGACGGCCTCAGGGCGGGCGCATCGGGCGCAACCTATACGTTCGCGACTGTTGGGGTCGACACGCAGGTGACGGTCGCCTCAGGTTCGCTGATCATGCCGATCGAGCCAGGCATGATTGAGGGCGGCCTCTGCACGCTCTCGCAGGCCGGCGGCGCCCAGGCGCGCGTCTGGCAGGGAACAGGCTATGCGGGCGCGGGATCGTATGCGGCGTGTCCGCTCCAGACGAGCGGCTTGGTGGCGAACACGCAGACCAACGTCGAGTTCTCAACGGGGACGATCCTGCGCCCGCAGTTCGAGAAGGGGGCCTTCGCCACCAGCTTCGAGCGGAGGCCGCCGACGATAGAGCGCGTGCTGTGCATGCGCTATTTCCAAACAACCTATGAACAGGGCGTCGCGCCGGGAACGGCCGGCGCTGCGGCGGGCTTCAGCCAGTTTTTCCCCGACTCGCCCGACTGGCAAACGATCGCGGCGCTGATCTATCCGGTTCCAATGGCGGCGACGCCGACCATCGCGATTTATTCGCCAAATTCGGGCGCGCCCGGGAAGGCATACGCAAACAATTACAGCGCCGATTATACAGCCATTCCGGGCGCCGCCACCAATACAAGCGCGTCGATTGTCGTGTTGGGCGGAACTGGCTTGTCGGCCGGATATGGCTGGCAGGTGGTCTTAACAATGTCAGCGGAGTTGTAATCCCGTGACCTACACGCTTCTCTCCACGCCCAGCGGGCTGCGGGTCAGTCGCGACGCTGACGGCGCGATCATCCCTGCCGATCCGGCGAACGCCGATCGTCGCGCTTATGGGCAATGGGTCGCCAACGGCAATGCGCCGACGCCGCCCCCTACGCCGACGCTTGACGAGATGAAGACGCAAAAGCTCGCCGCTCTCGCCGAGCGGCGCTGGCGCGCGGAGGGCGCCGGCGTGACGGTCGGCGACATTCGCATGCAGACCACACGCGACGCATGGACGCCGCTCGCGCGCCTCCATCAACGCGCGCTCGCCGACCCACAATTCGCCTGTCCCGCTTGGAAGCTGGGCGACGGAGCCTTCATCTCGATCGACAATGCGACGCTGGTCGCGATCGGCGGCGTCGTCGAGGCGCATGTGCAGAGCTGCTTCGTGCGCGAGAAGGAGATCGCCGCCCTCATCGCTGCAGCGCCCGACGCGGCGGCCGTCGCGGCGGTCGACATAGAGTCCGGCTGGCCGGCGTAGAGGCGCGCCGGCGCTTCGGGCTCCGGCGTGGCGGGAGGCCTCGGCAACGGCGGTCTTGTCGGCGATGGCTACGCCGTGATCGTCGAACTCTTCTGATTTCGCGAACCTGCGGCCTCAACAACCAATCCATTCGACCAAATTGAAAGGAGTCGGCTCATGGCCTTCGCCGTGAAGAATCATGTCTTGCACCAAGACGACCAGCCGGTCGCGCAGAAGCCGACGCCCAACGTCGGCGGCGTTCTGAAGCCTTCGCTGCTGATCATGCATTACACGGCGTCGCAGTCGGCGAAAGGCGCGATCTCCTGGCTGTGCAACCCCAACGCAAAAGCCTCTGCGCATCTCGTGATCGATCTCGACGGAACGGTGACGCAGCTTGCGCCTTTCAATCGCGTCGCATGGCATGCCGGAAAAAGCGTTTGGAAACGGCGCTCGAACTGCAACTCCTTTTCGATCGGCATAGAGCTCACGAACGCCGGTCCTCTGACGAAACTCGCCAACGGCAAATTCGCCGACGTCAACGGAAGAAGCGCGCCTGCGAGTCAGGTGGCGATGCTCGCGCACAAGCTCGATAAGGGAGTCGAACGGCCGTGGATGATTTACCCCGCCGTTCAGATCTCGACCGCCGTGGATGTCGCGAAAGCGCTCTGCCACACCTACGGCATCGCCGAAATCGCCGGTCATGACGACATCGCGCCAACGCGCAAGCGCGACCCCGGCCCCGCCTTCGCCATGGACTCATTCGTGTCGCGAGTGTTTGGCCGCAAGTGAAACCGCGCCGGCGGCATCCGGCATCACGAAAGGAAACTCAACATGCAAGGCTACCGCACTTACATCGCTGCCGGACTCGTCGCACTGTTCGGCGCGCTCGCCTCGACCGACTGGATCGCTGTTCTCAACGATCCGAAGGCAGGCGCCGTCGCCGTCGGATCGGCGGCGCTGATGGCGATCATGCGCAGCATCACCTCGACGCCGCCGGGAACGGCCTGACATGTCGAAACTGATCGCGCTCAGCCTCGTCGCAGTCGCCGGCGTCGTCCTCTACGCGCTGGGGCGCGCAATTCTCGCGCGCCTCGTCGCTGGCGGCGCAGATCAAGAAAAAGCGCGCCGCGACGAAGCGGATCTGCGCGCCGCAAAGCGGCAGGCGGAAATCATGGTTGAGCGCAGGAGCGAAGAAGATGTTTCGCAAGATCTCGATCTCGGTCGCTTTTAGCGTCGCTCTTGCCGCGTGCCGGTCGGCGGGCGGCTGTCCGCCGATTGTCGCCTATTCTCTCGAAGATCAGAAGATCGCGGCGAAACAGTTGCGCGCTCTACCCAAGAACACGCCGCTCGCCGCGATGATCGTCGATTACAAGAAAACTCGAGACGCGTGCCGCGCCTCGGGAAGCTGACAGTGGGCGGACTATTCATTGCGCGTTCATGGCTTTCGTCCGAATATGCGGCGGGGAGAGGCGCATGTCGGCCGCCGGATGTTTTGGAAGACGGGCGTTGGCCGTCGCCGCTCTCGCGGCGACGGTCGCCTCCGCATGCGCCGCCCGCGCCGAAGAGCTCGTTCCGCCGCATATGCAGTGCTTCACCATGGCGCAGGCGCGCGCCAAAATCGAAGCGCACAAGCTCGCTGATCCTTTCCGAAGCATGCGGGAGGCCGCCCTACGGCTGCAAGGCGAACCGCTCGGCGCGCGGCTGTGCCAATTGGGCGAAGGACTTATCTATGAGATCAGCCTGCTGCGCCGTGACGGCCATATTGTCAAAATTCATGTCGACGCCTTCAACGGCCGGCCACATTCCGGCCCTATAGGCGACTGA